GTTGCACAAACTAACGTCTCTCTCCTGTCGGTGTCATATGCAACGTCTGCCGATAGGATAGAGATTTTATATGTATACATACTTCGTATGCCATCAGCAATAATCGATCATGGTAACGTTTACGAAATAATCTACGATCTCGAAGAATGAGAAGACGAGAAAATCATAGACAAGCCATACCAAATCAAAGTATTGTTCCCAGGTGAAATAGGAGTGATCCAGAACTCTACTCCAGAACAAGTACAGCGAATATTATCTAGGCTCTATACGAACGAATAGAATCACCTCCCTGCACGAGGATAACTGACAGCGTGAGTGTCTCCACGATAAAAGAAAGGGACACATCGGTCACATTGCATCGCCTCCTCGTGGCGTGACTGGATAACCAACCAAGATGCAAACAAGTATATGTGTGAGGCATGTATACAAAAATAAGAGCCTTTCCTTTATCGGAAGGGTGATGGAGTGGATATAGAATATCCAAAGAACAATCGGAAATCACTATCCCCGTGAACGGTAACTCGAGTATCCCGTGAACTTGTTAGCCAGACTACTATCCTTTATTCGCCTTTAGGAATTAGTAGACCAACTGCAAGGTCCAAATCCTTGCCTCCATCACCTTTCTTATAAATATATATGCTTATAGTATTAAATGAGCAGAAGAAAAAAGAATTAATCGAACTCATAGAAAGAGCTTGATTTGATAGTTCTAAAAAAGAGATTACAGTCCTTTTAAGAGATGATACTGAGACACTTGTATCTCATAATTAAAGTGATATAATAGTCAAAAGAAAACAATCGTAATACAATCGTATGGCTTGAGAAATAGAACACTTCAAATGAAAGGATTTTGCACACAATCCTCAAAACATAAATCGTAACGGAAGACCGAAAAAAGGCATTGCTCTAGTAAACCAGCAACTTGCTGAGAAAGGTTACGATCCAGTCAAGAAAAGTGAAATAGAAGACAATTATCTTGCTATGCTCCAGCTTGAAAGGCACGAACTAGAAGCACTCAAAGACGACATAACAAAGCCTTACCTCGTAAACATACTCGCAAAGAATATGCTCTGAGAGCGTGGCTATGATATAATCTCCTCTATGCTTGATAGAGGTATATGAAAACCATCACAAGTAGTGAACTGAGAACAGAAAGTAGACGTATCAGTTACTGACGAACGTATCAAAGAAATGACAGCAGAAGAGCTAAGCGCTTACTTACAATCTAAAATGAAATAGTATGGAAGAACAAACAGTCCAAGAACGTTGTGAAGACTTCAATAAAGCAATCAAAGAAGAACTCTATCTCAACGAAGAGAAAGTAGTATACGATGGTATTCATGAAGTCGGTCAAATGCTTTTCGTTAAGCTATGAGACTACCAAGCCTACACAACGAATCCAATCACTCCAAGCGGTTGGGTAACAATCAAGAAAGATATAAGTGATAAAGAGTTCTTGCGAAATCTAGGACGCTACAAGGAAAAGAAAAGTGTGTTCGAGATAGTGTACTATTTCGCTATTGATCTCATTAAAAAATACTCATCGTAATTGGTGAGTGTTTTTCTATTTCATACTTGTATGGCTCAAACTGTTGATAGTATTCAAACTTACTATTGCAAGCAACTTGTGGCTTGAATATAGGAAACTCTCCCATAGTTCAAACATAGTCACTTATCGTGAGTGCTTGAGTCGCTACTTTCTTCTTTCAAAAATAAACTTCTCTTATTTCAAATCAATAATCATTCTTTACGGGCTGGGATACTGCTAGCATAGATATGGGGCCTTATATATAGTAAACCAAAATGAACATAATAAAAAGACTATACGTAGAGATTATTATAACACTCTCCATACTCTTCTGGACGTAACCATTCTAACTTTGATTGTATCTTATTACGTACCCATTCACTTCTTGAAATATTCATATACGTACATTTGACTCATTTCGTAGCTTGGGCCTTATAATGCGAGTATTTATTGTATATGTATTCAATACCGTTTGAATAGATGTTTGATAGTCTTGCGAGCTTTCCATTATAAACTGCATAACGTGTAGTCTTCTTTCCTCAAAAAGTATTGAGTGCTGACTTCATACGTCTATGAGCTGATTGTTTGCAAGATAATCCGTTCTTCTTTGCAAGTCCATTGAGAGTAATAGATTTGTTATGGCGAAGATACTCCTCTTCATAAGTTATATCTCTATCAATCTTGTGTGGCCTGCCTGCTTGTAGCCATATCATAAAGTTCTTGAAAGCATTGAGTGAAGTCACTTTTGATAGTTCTTCACTCGTAACGACTGCAAAAACATTTCCTATCTTATTTAGGCTCGATATAGAACAGAAATCAGTATGAGCGATAGATATGTATTTATTTACATATGCTCATCGTACCCATATTCTCTCTGCTGTTGATCGACTCATACCTCTGGATAATGCAACACGAACAAAATCCCTCTTGCGTCATTGGCCTCAGAGAAAAGCATACAAGAAAAAGCGTAATGCCTGACTGTATACGTATTCTGATTCAATATCGATAATAGGGATTTTGATTGATTGCATAAAAAAGTGCCTTGTCATTTCTGATTGGCACTCGTTTACGTCTCTGGACTACTAGAGGGGTGGTAAACTCTAGTACCACCCAGAGCTATGTATGTAACCTGAGATAATAATAATCATAAAAAGAATGAAATCAAGAGTTTTTAACATTTATTAATAGTTTTTAACATTTTTTTGACAAGTTTTTGACAATGAGTTGGTAGAGAGTAAAATCAAAGCAATAAAATATCTCTCAATGGCAACTACAACAACGCTCGCCACTATTCGTACTGCTTGTTACAATACAATCAAACAGCCTGAGGATTGTGCTGCCTATCCTTATGCTCTTATTGATATATTCATTAACAAAGCACACACGAATATCTTCGGTGGTACTGTTACTGATATAGTAAGTGGGCAATCACTCGTTAAGAACAATATAAACTTCGCTGATAAAACAGCGTTTTTCACGTCTGTAATGCCAACAACTCTCTCTGCTACTGCAACAGTAGGAGCAACAAGCGTAACAGTGTCTAGCACGCTCTGATACCCTACAAGTTGAGCACTATGGATTGAATGAGATATTATAACATACACAGGGACAACAAGCACAAGCTTCACAGGTATCCCAACAACGTGAGACGGGTCTCTCAGCTTTGCTTGGACCTCTGGTACACGTGTATTCGCTCTCTACTCACTCCCTACTGACTTCCTACAGCTTACAAGCGTAGACTATCAATCCACTCCGTGAGGCTCTCTCATTCGTATGGTTGGTGTAGACTATCGAGACGTAAAGAATCAAGTGCTTAATCAACAGCTCTATCGTTTCTTCCGTGCTGACTACTCAATAGCAAATAATCAAGAGAGGTATTTCACACTTGTACACGGTCAATATTTCCTTCCATTCCTGCCTCAATCTGGATACGCTCTGAGATTTGAGTATCAAAAGACTCCAACGAATCTTGTGCTATCGAGCGACATATCATCTATTCCTGATCAATACGTTCTCAATACTGTGCCTTACCTGGCTACATGAGAGATGCTCTTCAATCGTTGAGAAAGTGACGAAGGTATGAAGCTCTTCAAATTCGGATACTTGAACGTTCGTGATATGTATCGATTCTACAACACACAATGAAAGGACTTGATATACAATCAACGTATACGTACAGCGTCTGATGGTTACATAAATATATAATTATAACTTATATGAAACGAACCCAACAAATCGAGGAAGCTATCACTCTCGTAGAGAAAGCTATCGAACAAACTACCGAAATGGCTATCGAACAAGCCATCGACTCACTCCCTGAGTATACTCTCTCTCCTGAGAACTATCAGGCTTACAAAGATCTCTTCAAGTATATCTATCCAAAGGTAGATATTAACATATGGTCTCCAGAAATGAAAGAGCTTATAGCAATAATCGCTAATGACGAATAAATGTCTTTTGCTTCTGCCAAGTTCATACCGCTCCAAGACAAAATAGGGTCAATCTTTACAGGCTGAGTAGTAGACAACTCACCGCCAAACGTAATCCCTTACTCTAAGACTCCATATTCAAGAAACTTCCGCGTCAATGCTGGAGGTATTTCTGTTCGTCCTGGCTTCATCGAGCAGGCTTCACTCTGAGCGACTGGAGCTGGAAAAGGAATGGTGAGCTATATACGAGCAACAGCAAGCAATGATTCAATCATTTGTCGCTTCAATACAGATGCTACTCATAAACTAATAGGAGTTAATCCAAGCACGTATGCTACGACTTCTATCCTTACTGCTGGCAACATTGCTAGTGACAATAGAATGACTTTTGCTACTGCTGGTGATGCTGTCTATTGTATGAATGGATCAGATGGTTATGGTAAACTCTCAGGAACGACTTATACAGTACCTGCCACGTGAGTCGTCTGATTCAATCCAAAGTTCTGAGTATGGTTTAACAACGCAATGTGGTGTGCAGGAACGTCCGCTAATCCAACGCGTCTTTATAAGTCTGTTGAAAACAATGCTGACGACTTTTCTTGAGCTGGCAGTGACTACTTTGACGCTGCCTTTCCTATCGTTGGGCTTGGTCTTGGTGGACAAACACTCTACATATTCACAGAGCAAACGATTGATATGATAAATACTTCATCTATCAAACAAATTGGCTCTAGTCTTGTCTATACTTCTATCCCACTCGAATCAAAAGAGGGAGCGGTCAATCATAAGTCTATCGTGAACGTAGGGAAGAATCTCTATTTCTTGACGAAGTCTAACAAGATAAACCAAGTAGTACCAAATCCTATCGGATGATATGATGTTCTCGAACTCTCTCACAAAATAAACGATGGAATCAATGTAACAATGGCTACTCTTGATTCGGATCAGAGTGATTCATGGGCTTATGCACTCCCTGATAAACAGCTCATTAAATGGCACTTAAAGAGTGCTGGGGCTACGTATCCTGATATATGTATCATCTATCACTTTGAATACCAAGAGTGGATGGTGGACACAAACAAATCATTCTACGATGGTTGCTGGTATAAGAACAAATCATATACAATCTCTGCTCTTAATCCGAGCTTCTACCAAGACGAATACTGATACAGTGACGATGATGAAGCAATACAGTTCGAATATAGGAGTAAAAATCTAGACTACTGAGACCCAACAGTCAACAAAGAACTCTGGCAATCTAGGCTCTTTCTCAATATGAACTCTGCTACAAGCCTTGAACAAAAGATATATGCTGATGGTGGACTGGTAGACTCAAAGACAATAAACTCCTCTCTCATTCCAAATATCGCACAGGGTATAGGAACGAAAGCAATAGGAACGTATGCAATCGGTGAAGACTGACAGCCTGAAGATACTCAGTACGACCTCTCAATCGTGAGAGAGAAAGGGAATCTCCAAGTACGTGCTAAGTATTTTCAATTCATCTATCTTTGCTCTACTATCGGTGCGAATTTCCTCATTAAACGTCTTGATACTCGTATTCAATGACTTGATGAGCTTACTACCTCAACAAACTAATATATGGCACAACAATACGCTTCTGGCGAAACGATGCGTCTCACTCTCAAGCTTACTCCTGCTGCCACGTCAATGACGTGAAACAAGGATGTCGGGACTACTTCTGGTCGTTTCTTCTTGTCGAACAATAACCAAGTGGAATGGATAAGCTTTACAGGCAAGACAAACAATGGTGACGGTACATATACGTATACTGGTCTCACTCGTGGTCTCTCGCAAACAGCTGACCCAGTAACAGGTGGTACAGGTTCAACGTGGCTTGCGAACCAAGAGTGTATTCTCGTAGCAATGCACGACCAACTTGTCGACAAGACACAAGCAACTACCTTTGCTGATACTATAACATTCGCAAAGAATGCTAACTTTACATGAACGAATACTGCGTGATTGACTCTCAAGTCACTTACAACAGCTCAAAGAGATGCTCTCACGCCAAATGTTGGTGATAAGATCATAAACACAACTACTGGTACTGAACAAACATACTATACTGGTACATGGAACGATGCAGGTACAAGTACCACTCCAAATGCTAGCACGACTGTAGATGGTAAAGTAGAGATTGCTACACAAGGTGAGGTAGATGCTGGTAAACAGATAGGATGAACAGGTGCTTTCCTTACTGTTTGACCTGATACGTTTCTTGCATGAGTAACTCCAGCAATAAATATTAACTCTCTAACTGCTAAACCAGACCCAGTAGGAGCTGACTACCTCCTATGAGCGGATAGTGCTGCTTGATTTGCTAGCAAGAAATTCCTCTTATCAGTTTTAAGTGGTTATATGCTACCGTTCTACTGATACGCTACTGATGGAAATGTAACTATAAGTACAACAATAACTCTCACGAGAGATATGTACTACAATGACCTAACAATTTCTGCAGGTGCCACATATAACCCAGCTTGATTTAAAGTATTTGTTGCATGAACGCTTACTATATCTGGTGGAACTATACAAAATAACTGATCAAATGCTTCGACCAGTACGTGAGGTGCTGGATGATCTGGATGAAATACTTGACCTAACGCTACTACGACATCTCCTGGAAGTAACAGCAGCAATATTACAAACACAGCTATTACTATAACGGATGCATCATGAGCTGCATGAGCATGCGGAAATTTTGCTCGTGCTTGATGATCTGCAGGTACAAATACTGCTTATATTGGAATATCTAATTCAATGGTAAATCAAATTTTATCATGAATATTTGTTGGTACAAGTGGACTAAGCGTTAATGTATTAAATCCAACTTGTGCTGGGGCTAGTGGTGGTTCTGGAAACTCAGGATGATTAGGTGGTGGCGGCGGATGATCTGGTGGTAAAATTATATTTATTGCAAAGACAGTAAATATAACATGAGGAACAATCAATCTAAACGGTGGAAATGGTTGAGTATGATCGAATACATCTAACGCTCAGGCTTGAGGTGGAGGTGGTGGATGATCTGGATGAGTTCTTATGTTCTTAACAGAATCAATTACTCGGTCTTGATGAACCATATCTCTTATCTGAGGGAATGGATGAAACGCTGGTATAGATACAACAACTGGATACGGTGGATACGGTGGTAACGGTGGTATGGGCGGTAGAGTGTATGTTATTGCTAAGTCTTGAAGTATTGGTTCATGTACACTTACTGGTGGTGCGGCTGGTGCGCTTGGTACTGGTGGAGCATGAAACGGTGCGGCTGGATCAGCTTGATCTACATGATCTGTAATCACTGCTACATACTCATAAAACTAATATGCAAGCAACTCTTAAAAAGATCGAGTATACATTCTCTGATTGAATACTTGTATCTACCGTACAATTCAATGTACAAGGGATAGGAACGGATATAGTGCTACGCTTTAGCTCTGAGCAAGTGTACAAGAAAGCCGAGGAACTCGGGCAAACGTCGTGGGACTTATCGACAATTCGAGCACTTTGCTCTCAGGAACTTGGTATAGAAATAATCTAATCAATTATGCTGGAATTTAAAACAGCGTACAAACAAGACGGTACTCTCAGGAAAATTCCAGGGAGTGACCGTTTTGTTGTTCAAGAACCATTCGTATGGGAAATAGACTATGAACTCAAGAATAAAGGGAAAGTAGTCGTTCCAGCTTGATTCTGAACGAACTTTTGAAGCGTCCCCGCTCTATGCCGTGCCTTCTTCTCTCCTACCAAATACATATCGTATGTTCTTCACGATTATCTCTATACACAATGAAGTGTAATTGAGTATAATGACGGTACTAAACGTAGTGCAACACAAGAAGAAGCTGATGAAATACTCTGATTCGCTCTCCTCGCTGAGGGAATGAACAAAGTATGAGTCGTTATTGTCTATCTCACCTTGCGTGCTTTCTGAAAATATAATTATAACAAATAATGGCAACTCCTATCTCTCCAACTCCTATGCTTCCGAAATGGAACTATGGAACTGCTGACGCTCCAGTCACAGTACAACAGCCAAGTAACGATCCAATGCTGACAAAGCACGTAATTAACCAAGTGAACAACTTGGGATTTAATGGTTCACAGACTGCAGCAATAGCATCGAATGCACGTCAAACTGGTGTAGCTCCTACAACGTATAACGCTCAAACAGGTACAGTCATTGCTCCACAAGCAAATAGTGCTTCACAAGCTATAGCAAGTGGTATTAAACAGACTCCTCTACCTAGTGTTACTCCTATTTCTCCTAGCACTACGAGTGTAAATCCAGTCACTCCTACTGTAACGCCTATAACTCCTACCGCTGGAACAGGTTTAACAAGTGGAAAAACAGCCATTTCTCCGCTTTGAACTACGCCAAACACACAAACAGGCGTATCCACTACTCCAAACACTACTACGGGTCAATGAATGGGTATTAGTGACAGTGATTTCAACACTATCCTCAATTCTATTGATCCAAATAGACTCTATACAAACGAACAGAAGAAAAGTCTTCGTGATACTCTGAGTAAAAGTACAGCTAACACAGCAAAATCACTCGATCTTCAAACAACTGGTGCAAAGACAGCAATGGATGAGTACAAAGGTATTGCAGATGCTTGGAGAATGCAAAGAGATATTGTCGATCAAATGGATACGAACAACATAATGAACCAAAGACAGGTTCAAGACTTGACTCGTCAATATACACAAGCTATCGATACACAAAAGCAACGTATGGAAGCGGATGCAAACAATATGAGTGTTATGCAAGGCTCTACTGGTCGTCTTTCGTCACGAAATATGATCAATGCTATCCACCAAACACTTGATAACAATACGAAAGTCTACAATGACCTCATAAGTCAACAAGATGTCATGACAAAGCGTCTTGCACAAGACTTAGATATGGCTACAAAGACACTCTCGAAAGCTTATAATAATGCAGTTAGTGACGATATGCAACAAGCACTCAAGGGAATCAATGCTCTTGATGCTACTGGTGCTATGAATACAAAGGCTGGTCTTATACAAGCTCGCTCTGTTATTGATAGCCTCATGCAAAGCAAGGTAACAAATCTCAACTCTTACTATCAAGGTCTGAATGTTCTCAATGAGAAGTATAAAGCGTATAGTGCAGAGGCAACAGCACAAAAGAAAGTGGATCAAGACCTCACAAAGACAATGAATGATGGCTATCTCTATAATGCAAATGGTACAAAGATAGTCAATGACTCTGGTGTTCCTCTTACTTACAATCCACAGAAACAAATCGAAGGTACTGTTAAGAATGACGATGGCTCTACTACTATCCTCTATAAAGATGGTACTTTTGACACAAAACAATTCGGTGGTACTATTGGTACAGAGGCAGTTGCCGGATATGCCCAGCTCGTATCACAAGGTCGACTTTCTCTCAATGATGTTCCTGCATCTATACGTTCAAACGTAGCAATGCAAACAAGCCAGATGCCACAAGCTGGACAATGGGAGTTCCAGAATATTACCGATGCTGATGGAAATACTCGTACTGTTCAATACAACAAGACGACAAATGAAATACGTGATCCTACTACTGGGCAAACAATTCCAATGTGAGCAGGTTGATTAACTGGTGCTTCTGGACAATCAGGTGGATTTGGAAACATAGCAAAGATGACAGCAATGAGTGAAAGCGGTGCCGACTATGGTCGTGTAAGCTCTGGAAAGTGAGATGCTGGTGGTGTAAGCTATGGAGCATACCAATTATCAAGTACACGATGATCTGCACAAGCGTTTATCGATACTATGGGATATAGTAATGTATTCTCTGGTATGAAGCCGGGTACTCCTGCATTCTCTGCTAAATGGAAACAAATGGCACAGGATAAGAACTTCCAAGATGCACAAGATCAATACGCACAGCAAACATACTACGAGCCATTCAAAGAGAAACTTGAAAACAATGGTATATCTGTATGAAATCGCTCAGACGGTGTACAAGCTCTTCTCTTCTCTACGTCTAATCAATACGGAAAGAATACAAACGTAGTAAATGACTTTGTAAAATCTGTATGAGGTAAGGATGTAGTAAATAATATGAGTGATCAGGAGTTCATTAAGAAATTCAGTCAATATAAGATTGATACAGTCAATTCATACTTCAAAAGCTCTTCACAGGATGTTAGAAATGGTGTAGTGAATAGATTCAGACGAGAGCAAAATCAAGCTATCGAACAATCGAATCAACCAACAGGACAATACAGTCCAGAAACAGATAAGAATCTGGAAGCAGTATCACAAAATGCAAATGGTGTAAATTATCTAGACAAGACAACGAATCAGGTCATTACAGCACAGCAAGCAATGGATAAGTATGGAAAGGTTGCTAGTGAGCTAACTACTGGTGCTAATGGAAGTAACTACAACGATCAACAAAGGAATTTGATGCAAGCAATGAAAGACCAAAAGATCACGATGAGTAACATGGATGACAAATGAGTAAAAGCAGCAATGAAAGCTGCTAATGTTGGTATAAATGATTACAGTGCATTCTTGAATACAAAAGAGCTTACAAAAGTACAATGAGCAAAGGAATATACTGATAACGATGTAAGCGTACTCTCTGCGATAGCTGATATGACAAATGTAGCAGAACAGAAGAAGTCATTACAAGATAGCGGTCTTGACCTACTGGACTTGGCTAAATTTAAGCAATGAGAGCTACCTGCAACATTTACACAGAAAAAGAATGCGTCAGGTATTATGAAAGATATACAAGACCTTGCAAAAATGGACTGGAACGATGCTACTGGTATTGGTCTTTGATTTACTACGCCTGGTACGGATAAGGCTAATGCAATTGCAGCAATAGATTCACTTAAATCTAAACTTACTCTTCCTAATCTTGGTCTTCTAAAGGGTGCTATGTCGGATAATGATATGAAGTTCATTACTTCCGCATCTACTACACTCTCGACTGATCAATCAGATGCACAATTCGAAAAGAATATGGTGAAGTATTACAACATATATGCAAAAGCATTGTGACAACCAGAGGTAAAGAGTATGTCTGATATACAAAAAGCAAATATCACAGCACCACAACAAATGCAACCAAATCAGCCATCATCTCCTATTACTACCTCGTCAGGTTTCAAGTTTAATCCTGGTGCTACTACTCCAAGTAGTTCAATTCTTCATCCAGAGGAAGCTTCTCAATTAGATTCTATATTCTAAATTACTACCCATGCTAACAAATGAAGAGCTAGACTTGGCAAAACAAGTCAAAGCACAATGAGGTACTAAGGAAGATGCAATGGAAGTAATTGCACACTATAGGAGTAAAGCACAAGCACCTGCAACAGCTCCGTCAAAGCCTATATTTCAAGATACTCGCCCAGATGAGGGTATCTTAGAGCAAGGTGCTAAGTCTATTGGACGTGGTATAGCTGATACAGCACAATTCGCTCTCTGAGGTGCTGAACAAACTGCTCGATGAATACTCAACGTCGCTGGTCGTCTTGGTAGCACAGCTGGTAAAGCAGTACGTAGTTGATTAGAGAGTGCTGGAGTGAACGTACCAACCGTACAATGACTCAAACCGTGGGAACCAATGAAAGAAAATGTATTTTCAAATACTATTGGTGCTGCTAAAGAAGCTACTCTTTGAGATCAATCATTCTCTGAAGCCTACAAGGAAGCAAACAAAGCTGATGTAGAACGCTATGGTAATCAATGAGTTGGTTGAGACTTACTCGATATAGGAACTGGTATACGAAAGGCGTGAGTATCCGTAGCCGCTCCTTACGCGACTGCTGCATTCTCTACTGCTGCCAATGCTCCTGGTGTGCAATACATACCACAAGGTATCAATGCAGCTCTTATGGCTCCAGTCAACTACGCTGATAAGACTTTTGACCTATGAATGAATGAATGAGCAAAAGAAAATGTAGCGTTCAATCTTGGTATGGGTCTCACAAAACCTTTTGCAAAGACTCAGTTATGAAATACTACAGGACTTGCAAAGTATCATGAAGCAAATGATGCAGTAATGTCTCCTATTGTTAAGCCTGTACAACAAGTTGGTAAGGTAGCATTAGAGAAAGGTGGACAAGTGGTACAGCAAGCAAAACAAGGCACAAAGAATATGATTGATGAGTCTCTTATAGGGATTGATAAATCAAAGCGTGCTGCGTATGAATCTAATCCATATCTATGATGAGAAAATGGGTATGTAAAACAACTTACAAAGGAAATGCAAAGTCCTGAATGAATTGCAGATATAAAGGATACTGTAACTAGGCATGTGTCTAACCTTGCTGATGAAGTTGTAACAAAAGCAGAACAAGCACGTACAGCACTTACGGAGGATGCTCCTATATATCAAGCTATCAAGAAAATGCCTGTTCAAGTAGAATCGGCTCCTATAGTTTCAGCATTTGAATCTGCTATTAGACAAAAAGGTCTTGATATTGTTGATTGAAATGTAGTACGTCCAGAATGAAGTGCTGGTGGTAAGATTACAGCAAGCGATATATGAAAGATAAACCAAGTATATAGAGATATGCTTGCTGATAGTAAAAAAGGCTATCTTACAGCTGAAGAGATGCTACAATCTCGTAAGAATGCTGACGGTAAAGTTAATTGGAATGATCCACTCAGTACAGATGGTGCAAACTTGATAAAACAAATGCGTGCTATTATTGATAGTCATGCAAAAGAGAAAATACCTTGACTCAGACAAATAGATAAACTCCATGTAGACCAATTAGATAAATTTGATAAAGCAACGGAATGACTCATACAAAAGTGAGGTGCTAATAAGTGAGAGGTAAGAGACAATATTGTCAACATACTGAAAAATCTTAATAACTCTGCTAAGTCTAAACTCAGTGAAAGACTATCAGAGATAATGCCTGAGCTATCATCAAAAATAGAAGCAATCAATATGCTTCCTGAGATATATAAGAATCTTGCAAAGAGCGAGGTGGAATGATGAAGAGCTGGTAATAAAATAGCAGGTGCTACAGTTGGTTGAACAATTGCCGCTACATTGTGACCTCTTGCTATACCTATTGGTAGTCTTATTTGATTCTTTGCTGGTAACGCTATAGGAAAATCAATAGCAAACGCAAAGATTAAAAGAATTATTCAAATAGTAGATAGTCTCACTCCAGAACGTCAAAGCGCTCTCAAAGCTATTATTGAAAAGACTCAACAATGAGAAGCACTTACAAAAGAACAAGTACGACTCAAAGAAGAAATAATGAGTAAGGTACAAGAGGAAACTGTTCGTGGAAAAGTATTCCCGAAAGAAAAGAATCTTATGCTTCCAGCTCCGAAAGAATGAAGTCTTCCTACTCCTATAAACGTACAATGAAAGGTTATTCCAAATGAATGATGAAAAATACTTGCCAAACCGTCAGATAAAGAGATAATAACTCAGAGCAAGCAAGAACTTAAACAAAATTCAAATGGATATAATGTCGTGAATAATAGCCGCAACAATAACGTGGTGGCTCCTAAGCGTACTAAGGTAGTACCAAAGAAAACAAAAGTATCTCCTAATAAGTAAGGGGATACTTTTAAATTGTCAAAAACTTGTCAATAACTTGTCAAAAAGTATAATGAGTCCACACTAACAATAAACACTATGCGAACAAGTAAAATGGCTATGGAAAAGGCTATGGATAAGAAAGAATCAAAGGCTCACGAGAAATCAGAGTCAAAGTCTTTTGAAAAGAAAGAAATGGCTGGTAAAGCCACGGACAAATACGATAGTGCTTTCAAATCTGCTATGACTAAAGCTCTCAAAAAATAATGGAAGAAGTCAAAGGGCAATTCGTTGACCTTGTCTATGAAGCAAAGCTCGTTGATAATCTACGTGAACGAGCAATGCTTCTCTGGCACGCTGACAATGACCCTATACTGCGTGCTTGTATTATCCGAAAGTGTAAGGAAGATCCGAAATACTTCTTTGACACATTTCTCTATACTGTAAAGAACAGTATCTTTTTTAGTGATTTGATGCCTACGAATATACCGTTCAAACTCTTTGACTATCAAGAGGAAATGGTAGATACTCTCTGGTATGCTATCACAAGACAAAGAAACGTATTCATAGAGAAGTCTCGTCAAATGAGTGTTACGTGGGTCGTTCTTGGACTCTATCTCTACGGATTCCTTTTTCATAATCATCGCTACCTTATAATCTCTCGTACTGCAAATGAAGTAGACCATAGAGGCGATATGAAGAGTTGTTTTGAGCGTCTCCGCTATATGATAAGCCTCTTGCCAAACTGGATACTCCCAGAATGATTTGATAGAAAGAGTGGTGGAGAGAACAATAAGTATATGTCTATCAATCGTCCTGATTGAGTCGGCTCTATATCTGGTGAGACTGCCAACAGTGATGCTGGTCGTGGTGGAACGTATACAAGCGTGTTTATGGATGAAATGGCTTTTATGAAAGATGCCAAGACTATCAATAATGCGGTATCTTCTGCTACTCCTTGTAGAATAATGAACTCAACACCAAACGGTGAAAAGAATGAGTATTTTGAAATGAGAAAGATGGCGCGTACTTTTGCTAATCTCCCTTTCGACCAACGACCTATCGTATGAGTCAAGCTCTTATGGGATTTGCACCCATACTACACAGAAGAATGGTACAAGTGGTACACAGCCAGTAAAACAGACGAACAAATACAACAAGAGCTACTCATAAACTACAACGTGTCTCTGGAAGGTCGTGTATATAAAGAGTTCGACCAAGCTCCTATCGGTCGTGTAGATTTCTGAGACTATGACTATGATTACTCTCTACCTTTCTATGTATCTATAGATAATAGTCACGGTGGTGCTGACCCGCACGCTCTGATATGTGCGCAAACAGATAAATACGGAAAGATACGAATCGTGGATTGTCTCCAGTCAAACCTGACACCAAGTGATTTCGCTAACTTCCTCGCTGGAAAGCCTACAGTACGACTCAATCAAAACGAATTAGAGTTCATGGAGCGCTTCTCACAGTATAAAACTCCTGTATTCATAGCGGACCCGAATGATACTGACGCAAGTATGGACAAAACGTCTATCAGAAAGATATACAAGTGAGTCGGTATACACATAGTCACTCCGAAACTTATACAAGCCAAAGGGAAAGGAAGAGTTGAAACACAAGTACAACTCGTGAAGCAGAATATGGATAGATACCAAGTCAATATTCCTCAATGTGATGAGTTTATCTCTGCTATTCAGAATGCTACCTATCCCAAACGTACTGATGATAGCCAAGCAACCACTGCTAACACTGTACCAGTGCATAACTGGACCTCTCACTACCGTACAGCTCTCGAATATCTCACTATGTACATAGTAGAAAACGAGTGAAAGATATGAAAGAGAGAAATGGTAGTGGATATAGCAGACCCAGTTACGTGAGAGCTACGAAAGAAACTTCTACAACTAAGTTCATAATATGAAAGCACTTGTTCAAACAGACTCTCCATCAACAAAAGAGAAGCTGACACCTATCGACCTCAGACTCAACCCAACTGAGAACGGTCAAACAGAAGAGGAACGAAAACTCCTCACTGTTATTATCCAACGCTACGATAGAATGCGGTCCGCTCGTACTATTATCGATAGATGGTGGTATATGGCACAGCTTCAATTCGAGGCACAGTTCATACCATATGCTGACGGTCGTGCAAGGTCTAATGTACCTCTCGAATGGGCTATCACTGAACTCTTCGTAGCCGAGGCAGTCAATCGTGAGAGTAAGCCTATTATCCAAGCTATTGGGGAGGCTGATATTACAAAGGCGGAAGTAATGAAACGTGTACTTGATTTCATCGATACACAGAGTGGAATCAAAGAGCAAACCTATAAGAACGAATATATCACTGCTCTCTTCGGTACTGGCTTCTACCTTACAGCTTTTACAAAGAATGCTCGTGTTATTAACGACATAGACTTTGATGATAATGGTGACGAGGTATACAAGAAGAAGCTTCTTGAAAAGAATCGTGTCATTATCAAAGCTCTTGATCCTCGTAATGTCTATCTCGATGATAGAACGACAGATTTCAACGATGATAACGATCAAATCCTTATTGACTACATTACCCCTGAACAGCTTCAATCGTATAAGTACGATAAGAACTACAAGAACATAGAAAAGGTGTGACTTGGAGGTGGAAAGAACGACCTTGTATTCTTCACGAATGAGGAGCTCGGAAAGATGAACGACCAAGTAGTCGAAGTAATGCACTACTGGAACAAGCAAGCCGACAAATACGTAGTGATTGCTAATCGTAACACTATTATCCGTGATACTCCACTTCCTTACTCACATAAGGAACTCCCTATTGTACCAAGACAGTATGGATATAATCCTCTCCAGAAGTATGGACGCTGACTCTGTGAAGCTCTCGTAAACTTCAAGAGCAATATCAACATACTCAACGAGATGATTATGGACGGCATTAGACGTTCAAACAATTCTATGTTTGTAGTCTCTAATGGTCTCACGTTCGATGGTGACAGCTTCTGATTTAACAACACAATTGTAAAGAGTGAAGGTCCAGTCGATGACAGCTCATTTCGAGAGATACGTGGACAACAGCCAAACAATGCAATATTCCAATACTCAAACGATATACTTAAGCAAGTTGCTATATATGTTGGTATTGACCCCGCTGCAATCATAGGCTCTGCAAGCTCTACAGCATTCGAGACAGCGGTAAAACAAGAGACAGGACTCAAGAGAGTGAATATGGCTCTCATGAATAGAGATATGGCTCTCTCTAAGGTATACAATCGCCATGTATCAAACGTAATGCAATTCTTTCCTATCAAGACAGCCAAAGGAATGCTCGAAGTAACTGAGACAGGCGTAACAGGTGACAAAGAGTATCCAACTCTGATGCTCAAGAACGAAAACATTGTGAATGGTGAGTTCGTAGAAATACAAGGTAACTTTCCTTTTGAAGTATCGCCTGAGACAATACGTGGACAGTTCGATATACGTGTAGAGACAAACTTCACAGCTCCTACCCTCAAGCAACTCAAGATTGCACGCTATGGTGAATTTGCTGATACTATTATGAAACTCGCTCAAATAGAAATGATCCCAGAGTTCAAAGAAAAGATTCCTATGGACCAACTCATAGACGAGATTGCCTTTGACTTTGATATAGACGTGAAAGCAATCGGTGGTCTTGAATGAAGTATTGCGAGAGAAAAGAAAGACCTTATGGAAAAGATACAGCAAATGGCTGGTGCGACACAACAGCCAGAGCCTGGACAAATGCAATGACAGCCACAGCTTCCTGCTCCTGGTGGGCAACCTCCTGAAGAGGGCGTGAGAAAGTCTATAGGCGGAATAATGACTCCTGCTACTCCTGATATTGCTGGTACAGCTCCACAACTTAAACCTATGATGTAGTATGAATATCGACAAGAAAACATTCGAGAATCTCAAAGAGATATTCGATGCTCATAACGAGCTAACTATCCAAGATATAGAAGCTATTGATATAGCTCGTGATTCTCTTGTGAAATACTTCAGTGCTTACCGTCTTGCTCTTGTTGTAGAAAAGATACACGATGTGTGAAACGATAGGGAGCTATCCGCTCAAATCAATCTCATGTCTTCACTTATTGACGAGACAAAGAGCGGTATTGATAAACTCAGACTCTCCTATCTGAAAAAGAAAGCCGAAGAGGAAGAGAAGAGTGAGTAGTTATTAACAAGTTTTTGACAAGTTTTTGACAATGAAATTGTACGGTGTATTATAGCTATCGGCTATAGCTAAGCCGTACATATTTTTTTACCAAAGACCCCACTATGTTGGACCACTCTGAGGCAACAAACGAGGCTACCGTAGCGGTAAACCCTCAAACTGATTCATCACAGAATGATGAAGCGAAAGTTGAACGCTATAAACAACAAATGAAAGGAAGAGAGGAAGAAGCCCGACTTGCTAAAGAAGCACAGAAAAATGCTGAAGAGCGAGCCGCACGCCTCAAACAATCTCTCCTAAGTCGGGAATACAATCGAGTCTACAATGGCGGTCAGATTGATGTGAATGCACTCAAATCTCTCCAGAAAGAAGACCCTGAACTCGCTGATGAATTGGCACAACAATTCACACGACAAAGCGGTGATGCTATTAGTGATGCAAATGATTTGCTCAACTATGTATCTGGAAGTATTAGCACAGGAAGCCTCGACAAGCAATCTCTTATAGAAGAAGCTAAAAAGCAAATCATGGATGAGATTGAACAAAGAGCTACTACTGCAAAAGTAACTTCACGATTCTGAAACCTACCCGTTGACAAACGGCAAGAGGCAGAGGCTTATTACAAGAAAATCGCAGGTGGACGTAAACTATCCGCTGAAGAGGCTCAAGAATTTGCTGATATGGCTTCTATGTACGTTATGAAGTGACAGATTGTTTCTCAAAAACGTGACGATAATCTAGCCTCTATGGCAAGTATGGATTTTTGAGGAATAAGCACAAACGCTGTGTGAAACAGTGGAATCTCTGATGCTGATATTGCTGAGTATCTTGGCAACTTCGGTATGAATAGAGTCTCATCTGTACACGGTCGAAGTAATAAATTATTCTAATCTAATATCATATGCCAAGAGCTAAAAGTATCGTCATGGACGAAACAAAAGAAACAAACGAGGCAACTACCTCAACTGTTACTATCGAAAAGAGCGAACTCAATGCAATCTTAAAACGCATCGAAGGTCTCGAAAAGAAGCGAAATGCACCAAGTGTTACAACAGAAAAGAAACTCTATACAGGACCAAGAAACTATCACGTTCGTACTATTGATGGAAAAGTCATTACAAAGTTTGAAATGATTAAAAACTCAGTAAGAAAGAACGCTATGGGTGGATGGGATGAGGACCAAAGATGTCGACTCACCTACGCTGATGGTACAACAGAAGATATGCTTTTCTTTGATTATACTCAAGAGTACAATCTCGAAGACGCTATTACTCCTCTTGATATTGTCACAGAAGTGAAAGTCACATTCGTTGACCCTGATACAGTAAGCGACCCACAAAATCGCAAAGCTGACCCATATAGAGAGCCAGAAATGATGAGTGAAGCTGAATTTAATAAGAAATATAAGAATGCGAAAGTAGAAGGTGTACACGACTACGTAATAAACCACGATGTTGTTCTCAAAGCTGACTACTTTACAAGCTATTATTTCCAAGAAGCTAAACTCAACAATGGCGAACAATTTATTGTTGAACAAAGTGCAATTAACTAATTTTCATATGTTTATCAAAGACCAAGAAGTTGAAAAGATTGAGTGAGATATAATCACTCTCAAAGATGGTAGCACAATCACTATGGAAGTGGAACGACAATTCTTTCACCTCAGTCCAAAAGTTGTAAGTGAAAATGAATACGACCTCAATGAAGAGAAATTCATGCTTCAACAAATATTTGGATTGTTCGACGAAGGTAAGGTTCTACGTTCATTCGATGAAAACGAATCTGTGCGTGATGCAAACAATGTAGCACTTGTTGCTGAAATCATAAAGGTGTGCCAAAAGTACAACTTCAAAGTAAACAAGATACAAAGTGTTTTCACAGATATTAAATCCTTTTTCTCTTCTATTGAGAACCTAACAAGGAATAATATCAATGAACTTGAAAATGAAATCCTTGTAAAAGCTCTCAAAATCGAAGAGAAAGGTAAAACTAATTCGGAATGTCTTCGAAATATTACATTCTCGGATTACGAAACAATCCTTTCTTAATTCAATTCTATGGCAAAAGCTATAACTCCTGTGAATGCTCCTAATAACACTAGGAACTTCTACCCATCAAACGATTTGTGGAGAATGGATCTTCTCCCTATCGTAGCATCTACTGCACTTATAGAAGGTACTCTTCTCTCTGTACAGGTATCTGCTTCAAATCCAACTGGTAATCTCCTTGCTTCTGCAACTACGAATACTTCTGGTCAGAATATTGTTGGTATCCTCGCTGAACCAATCACTTCTTCTGATTCTGATTACGCAACTGCTGGTAAACTCAAACAAGTTTGGGTACCTATCTCTCAATACTCACAAGCATACTTCGCTGTGTCATCTGGTACATTTACTGCTGCCGATGTCGGTCGCGTGTGTCAGATTGCTGGTTCTGGTACTGGTCTTGGTGTCGATACAAACGGTCTCGGTGCTGTCATTGATGGATTTATTTCATCAACAAATGGTACTTGTAAGTTTACTGTTCCTTACGCTGTAACTGCTTAATCAATAATATATGGCTATTCAAATCAATACCGCGTCACAACCACAATTTACAGACCTTGTGAATCGCGTGTTTCAAAAATCTGTTATGTCATTTCCTTACATTATCCGTGACTCAGGTCTCGTAAATGTTGAAAATATGGAAATGAATACTGGTCTCTTCCGCCGACTTGCTGAAGCTCCAGTCACTACTCGCTTTGCATCATTCAAGGCAGAAGGACAAGTTGCGAAAGCTGCTGCGTTCCAGTACGGTTACGAAAAGGACCTCCAAATCAAGCGTTATGGTCTTGACCTCGGTATCACTCGTGAAGAGCGTATTGCTAACAAGAACCAAGAAGTTATTCAGAAACTCCTCAATGTTTCTACTTCTGTTCCTGAAGCTATCGAGCTTGATCTTTCTCACGTTATTGGTTTTGGTGCTTCTGCTTCATATGTAGATCGTGATGGTCTTACTCGTGATATATCTACTGCTGATGGGCAACCTTTGTTCTCTGCTTCACATACACTTTCTGGTTCTGCTACAACATTCTCAAATCGTGTAACTGGTGATCCAGCGTTCTCTAAGGGTGCGCTTGAAACTATGGAACGTCTCATATCTGAGCAAACATTCGACAACCTCGGACAAAAGCTTCGTATGAACTTCGATATTATCTGGTGTACTGATGACTCAGTTACTAACAATCGTATCGATGAAGAACTCGGTGCAACTGCTGATACTACTAGTTCAAATGCTGGTACTATCAACGTAAACAACCGTAAATACCGCAAGGTACGTCTTCCATATGTAGCAACTACTGTTACAGGTATCCCAGATACTACTAAGCGTCGTTATTGGGGAATCGCCTGTTCTGAGTACACAACTCTTAACTTCAAGATGTTGGAAGCTCCGTTCCTTAAAGCTCCTCGTGATGGTAACAATGGTGAAGAGTTCTCTTCTGAAAACTGGCAATATGCTGGTCGTGGTTCTTATGGAATTGCGGTCGTTAATGCTCAATGGATTAAGGGTTCACTTCCTACTAACTAGTACGTAGTGTAAGAGACCTGATCTTAGTCTATAAATCGAGAACGGAGGCGGGGGAAATTCTAAATTTACACTCATATGGCTTACAACGCTAATTCGTCCTATGGACAGGCGGTAGCAATGAACCTTACTCAACAAACATTCGGTAAAACGTTCATTGTTCAACCAACTACATATCCAAACGTGGATATGATCACTGATATTTTCCAACCTGACTTCAACGGTGTAGTTCGTGTCTACAATACTATCTCTGCTGCACTTGCTGCAACTACTGCTGGTAATGGCGACACAATTATTGTTGCTCCTGGATATACTGAAACAATCACTACTGCTGGTGGTATCACTATTGCAAACTCTGGTGTATCTATTATTGGTATGGGAAAAGGTAATCTCCGTCCAATCATTACCTTTACAACTGCTGTTGCTGCATCACTCAGTATCACTGCTTCAAACGTAACACTTCAGAACCTTATCTTTACGTGTGGTATCAACAACCAGACTGCTATGGTAAACGTAACTGCTGTTACTGACGTAACAATTCGTAATTGTTACTTCAACGTAGCGACTGCTGGTGCTGTTGGTGCTTCTACCGTAATCAAGGCAACTGGTGCTTCAGACCGTCTTATTGTTGACTCAAACACAATGATTGGTGTTGCTGGTACAACTGGTACTACTTCTATTGGTTACGTTACATACACAACTGGTTCAGAAATCCAGATTACTAACAACTATATGTCTGGTAAAGCTACACAGCTTATCAGTAATACTGCTACTGCTCTTCGTGGTTTCATTGATAACAATAAGCTCGTAGTTGGTACTGGTACTGTCGCAATCAACCTTTCTGCTGCTTCTACTCAGTTTATTACAAACAATCGTATCAACGTAGCTTCTGGTACTACTCCAGTTACTGCTGCTGCTGGTTTTGTTGCTGGTAATGCATTCAGTAACGCTGCTGGTGTGACTGCATCTGTTGTTACATGGTAATCTATTTGGTTACAATTAACTAAATAAATTATGTCTACCTCACAACGCACCTGACTGAAATATCTTGTATTCAATGGTACAACTACTGGTATAGAGAAAGGTTCAAGTGGTGCTTATCTTGCTGATGACTTTAAGAACATTGTTCTTGAGGTTACAGCGAGTGCTGCATCTACGCTTACCATTAAAGTAGTCGGATCAAACTATTCTCCTGAGGATAATACATCTCTTACAGAAGAATATCCAAACTTTGGTGCTGCTGACTCTCTCACAAATCCATGGTCGTATATTTCGATTATTGACCTTGATTCTAGAACAGCTATCCCAGGCTCTACAGGGACAACGTATACGGCTCAAGCTGGTACACGTAAATTCAATATCGAAACCAATCAAGTACGATGGATCGGTCTTGAAATCTCTGAATACTCTGCTGGTAGTGTTCGCGCACTCCTCACTATGGTCGATAACAGATAAGTCTTTTACTCTTCCCCTAGCAATAGGGTGAGAGAATTGAGATTTATAACTCTTCATAATATGGAACACTTCCTCGCTTTTCTCGACTCAATGAAAGAGAATATAATCATACTTATCATCTCTTGATTTGGTGGTATAGCACATAAGATATACCACCTATCTAAGCCAAATAGCGTCGAGGTGTTCTCATGGGCATCTCTCTTCGCTAATATGGTACTTGCTTGATTCATAGGCTACATTGTAGCTGGATTTATTGATCACGATAGCAAGCTCTACTGACCGACTCTCTCTATGGCTTGATTCTGTGCTTATCCTCTTCTTGCTATACTTGAGAAGCAATGTGGTAAATATTTATCTAAGTTTCTTAAGTAGTATGTCAGAAATAATAAGCGGCATCACAACAAGCCTTGTCTGAATCTTCATTGTCTTCATCATAGAAAAGTTTTTGAAATAAAGCTTTTTTGTTTTATAATGTTTGTACTTTAACTATAAAAGTATGTTCAAAGAGACTTTTTCAACTGCAAATGTTACTCCATGAAAAAATACTTGTCAATTCATAATTTTGCATCATACGGGCACAAAAGACGGTACTATCAAAGGGAATATAACCCAACTAACCGTGTGACCTGTTTCTTGCCATTATATCATTGATACGAATGGTGACGTATATAAGATAGGAAAAGATGAGCAAATTATGTGGCACGCATGAACCTCTTCGTGGAAAGGAATGAAAGGAATGAACAACTATTCTATAGGAATAGAAATGATTTGACCGACTGACACCATCCCAACTGGCTTCACACAAGCACAAAGGGACTCACTCGGTAAACTCCTCAAGAAGCTTATGGATGATCATGGAATACTCCTCAAGAATATTCTGCGTCACGCTCATATTGCACCAGGAAGAAAAACAGATATTGCTCCAAGCTTCTATAATGGAAGTAATAGTGATACACTTGAGAAAGATTTGGTTAAGTTTCAATCTTATATTGCTACTCTCCTAACTCCTACACTTATGGAAGACAACACAACACAATCTAAATTCAAGTCAATCTACGAAAAAGAACGTCCTACAAATTACACTCCTCTCTATTCAGAACACGATGATCCAACTCCTGCTACGATCGGAGATATAAAATACCTCCTCGAAATAGCAAATATTCGTAAAAAGTAATTATGCATCTATATATTGAAGAAATAGACCTTGAACATTTGAAAGAGTTTACAGAACAACTCGACAAGGCTACAAAAGAAGAGCCTATCAATATATACGTTTGCTCTATTGGTGGAGGCACAGAAGTAGCGGAGCAATATGTAAATATTATCAACGCTATAGAGAATCCTTGTAAGTTGTTTGCCACTCATATTAACTCTTGCGCTTTGAGAATGTATATGGATATTACAAAGGAACGGTCATTTGCTACTTCTGCATATTCTATTTGTCACGCTCCAGCATATAGCGTACGAATGATGAATAAAAACCAACCACGTTGAGACGATGATAAATTCCTCTACTCTGATATAGTCAATGAACCACTGGAATATCTGACGAAAGAAGAAAATGAAAGATATCTGAATGGCGACGACGTATATCTAAACCGTGAAAGACTAAGAGAAATATTCTGATTCTAGTCAAATAAACATAAAAATACCCCTGAAAATGGGGCTTTTTTATGCATTCGTTAATAATCACTATTTAAACGCTTATTTTGAGGTTTTTACCTCTGTATGGTATACGTCATCGGAAAGAATACGAGAAACGTGTCTATCAACACGGTTTTTTTACAGAATAGAGCTATCCATATTGACGTGTCAGTAATTCTTACTTTTATTTATTTTTATAGCCTTTCAAGTAATCAATTCACTGGCTGTAAACTCTCTGAGTAGTCTTCGCACTTCATCACTTGCGTAATTACTATTCTGAACAACATGTGCAACAGTCATTTCAAACATATCACCGTCATCGATACGTATGAAGTCTGATTCTGGTATCTCTTTGTACAAGTAGACACAAGTCACTTCTTGAGGAGTAAATCAAATATCACTTGCTAGTTCATGGAATGGTATTCACTTGCTATGCTGTTCGATTATATACTGTCTCTGTTGAATAGTTATTTGTCCCATAGTCTAATCGAATGATTTGATAAATTCAATCGCTTCATATGATCCGTGGCAAAACTTTGCACTCACTCACTCTCTCTTGTCTAGATAGTTAATCCATTCAATCTGTTCGTCTCAGTATACTGATCCATTCATCCCACCTCTAGGCGTGCGCGACTTCTTCAACTCAATGAAGAGTAGTTGCTTCGGGTGACAAATAATAAAATCAGGAACTCACTTATTCACTCACTCTCTCTTGTTCTTTGCTTTGACTCACCACGACTTTGTGAAAGTCTCAGATGGTACTTTTGAGAACATAATACTTCGCGCTCGTAGATAGTCTGCTACAATGACTGTATGCTGGCTCTCTGAGAGAGTTGAGTCAAGACTTACTTCCTCACAAGCTCAGAATTGAGTCTTTATTGCTTTCATACGATAGTCATTACAACAAGTAGAAGAGCGACACTGAATAGCATAGCAAGAAAGAAATAAATCATACCTACTTCAGTATCATACATTCTAGCCTCTCTAATCTCTTGCTCTACCTCTCTCACTTCCTTTGCTCGTCTGCGTGACTCACGGCAATCAATACGGTGGCAAGCTTTACAATGGCAAGCCTTTCAATCTATCGCTCTGTTATCTGGGGAAAAGTCGAAGAATGATTTAACAATTCGACATCGGGTACACATTTTTGAGAACATATAATTATTTTCAAAGATATAAATGCCATTTCACCTGGAAAGGCGTAAGAGTTGAGTCATTCGATAGTATCTCTCTAAACTTTTCCGCATATTTCGCCACCCACTCTTCTGGAGAATACTCGGTATTAGAGTTAATAAGCTCAACTTCTAATCGTAGTATCTCATCGAGTGACCTACCTATCTTTTCATAGATAGGTCTCAGGCGTGGTGGTGGCATTCAAATATCACCGACACTATTACAGCCGTCTTCGTACGCATCATCGTATTCTAAATCAAGTGGAGGCATATCCAAATAGAAAGATGGTAAACAGTCTCATTATCGACGAAAGGACTATGGAGTCAATTCTGATTCTGCGTACCAACTTACTATCTCTTTCACTAACTCTCTCGGTGTATCCATAATCATATCCCACTCAACTTGACTCATCTCTGTCCAGATTGACACGCCTCCTATAACAAGGATATGTTTCTCTGTTATGGATATGTCGTCTCATTGTTTGAGAATTGTTACTGGGATTTCGTTCATACTACAAATCATTATCGGATAGAAATTTCTCTGTAGCCTTTCTCATATATTCCTCTTCTTGTTTCTTGAACTCTGGAGAATTGATACGTTTTTCATTCTCTGCTCGCTCTTTCTTGTGGTCTGCTAGTAGTTGCTCTGGAGTAGTATAACCGTGGATAGCTACTAAGTGTTTGAAATAACGAATACCAATTATCTCATCTGCTACCATCATATAATCATACCAATCTTTCACGAGCTTTGGAGCGTATCAACGGTACAATATATCGTACATATCATTCGTGCTTACATACATATCTAAGCATTCAGCTGTATCAGCACCATTCCCAACAAAAGAAATATCACTTGGCTCGATGCTTTCATCTTCGTAGATATAGCGAAAGAAAGTTGTAGCGAGTATTTGTGATGCGTCTTTGTAGAGTGCGAGTATATCTTTAGTTGTGTTCATACTTATTTGTTAGGAGTCTTAGTAACCTTGATAAGCTTTCGATAATCAGCGTGCCATTTCTTCCAGTACGCCTTCCTAAACTCTTCAAACTCTGTTTCAAGTCATTTGAGCTTAATAAACTTTTTCATACACATAGGCTATACATTAGTCATTAATGATTTCATAAGTTTAACCTTTCTCTCAATGTAGTATTTCTGGTGACGTTTTCTTTCTCGTAGCCTTGCGAACTCTCTGTATTCTTTCTCAAGTCAAAGTGACTTTATGAAGGCTTTCGTTGACATACTACAAAGCAAAGTAATCTGTTAAAAGTTGTCGTATCCGTTGGCGTGTAGCACTCAATACTTCAAGCTCTTCTTCTGTCTCTACTGTAGCTTCGCTATCATCGGGAGCGTTTGTTTGTTCGTTTGTTTCCATACTAGTCTTGATTAGTAGCAAAGTAAATTCAATCCTCTCATAGTTCATACTCTCATCACTTATGTAACTGAGTAAATCACTCGCTGTCTCTCATTTGAGCAACTGCTCAGTCCATACGGTGGAAAGTAAGTATCTCATCGCCGTGGCGAACCTTGTCTCACTTGGTGAGGTTGTACCATTTGATTGGTTGCATAGATTATAAATCATTAGAAATATTTTCATCATCCTTTCAGAGTTCCTTAATAGCAAAGTCGAGAGCGTCATCAATGTCGCCAAACTCAGGCATAGGATAGAGACTATAGTCGTCTCAATGCCTATAATCCTGATATGCTTGGATTATTTGGGAGGCTTGTAATTTATTCATTTGAATTTTTTATAAAAATATGTATATTGATTACTCAATGTGAGTCGGGAGAAATGCAAAATCAGAGCAATCTGTTTTCTTCTATTAGCATATTGATAGATATAGTCTTAGTTGGTTAGCTCTAACGAATAGGACTATATCTTTTTTTGAGATTAGGAAGGAATGGCAGACCACCCTTGTAAGAGTGTCCTCACTAATCACTAGAAAAAAAATTATCAATCTCTCGTTCGGTACACATCTTAATTTGTTCTTTAGAGAAACTCATAACAGATGTACCATATACTGCATAATAAGTATCGACTCATCAGAAGGGTACGCCTATGCAAACTATAGTTGTATAGAATGTAGTATCACCAATCTGTAACTTAACCTTATCTCATACTTTGAACATACTATGATTGTTTAATAATTGTTCTTGCCTCCGTGGCGTACACGGTCTCACTTGGTGAGTTGGTAATATTTTATTGGCATACTATAGAAATGGATTAGAGAATATATTTCATTTATAGGAAGTATAAACGATAATTTTTACTTCTTTCTTTGATTCAATCAGTTTTATTTGTTCTTCTAGCGTGAGAGAGTCATAGTCTTGCATATCTATCTATGCTTATGAATTAAAAGCAAATCTTCCTGACAGTCTTCTATAAATTTCTTTGCATTATCTGTAGAGTTAATGTGTCAGTAAGGTGAGTATTGAATATATGTGTCATAAGCTTCTATCAAAAATCAAGTTCATATCTTATACATTACAGTCGACTTTTTAATACCATCATTCATAATATCTTCACTACTCAACAACATATCTCTCTCAACTAAATATCGCTTACACCTCGTGATTGCTTGCATAAGTTTGAATTGCTTTTCAGCTTCCTCTTTTGTTTTGAAGAACAATCAAGCTGAGATAGGTAATTCATCAATTGAATAACAATCATTTCTCTGATAGTATCAATCTAGACAAAAGTATGATTCTCACTCCTTTGGCTCCCACCACTTTGACTCTTTGATAGGCTCGAAGAAGTCATTGTTTGTTCAGAAGCATCGAACAAATAGTTCAATATCAGCTTCCTCTTTTGTCACTGGGTCTTCTGTGGTACTATCATAAATTGTTCCTACCTCTATTCAAGGCAACGGTTTCAAAAGCTTGTATTTCATAAAATTATTTTTCAGTAAATAAATCGAATATCATTTCTTTTGCTTTCTTTTCTCCATATCTCTGTGAGAGAAAGGTAACATATTCTAGCATCATCCTCATAATATTATCAGAAATAACGGATTGCTCCAGTGGGTACTTGAATTTTATATTACAGAGTTCACAGGCATAAATATTATTCATATTGATTGTAATACCAGCTGACTCTCACATAAACCTATGACAACATTCTCTACAATAATGCATATATTTTATTTATAAATAGTAATAACTCTACACTCTCAATTCTCATAACTCGCTCACGTTCAATGATTGAAGTAGCAAAGTTTTTCTTGGTCTGATACTCAATGTGGTATGATAAAATATCATAATAACATTCAGCTTCACATAAGTCAAACAACCCACATAAACACAATATTTCAAATCCATTCTGTCATCATATCTTACTTGTTAGTAATATTATTTTATAGATATAGCTTTCTCAAGCTGTATTCAAAGTCGCTTGATATAGAGATAGTCGTTACTTGACTCAAAGTCTGCAGAATTTTGTAAGTGTAATACTTCGCCATATAGCTCTGCGAGTTTGAGGACAAAATCATTTTGTCGCTCTAGAAATTGTTGGTGTGTAATACGCATATTATTTATTAGGAAATTCAGGAAGTGGCATCCAGTACTTAACCTCTCAACTTCTATATCTTCACCATCATCCAAAGTTCTTATAGTCATAGCAATCAATATCTATGAACTCTGAAAATCAAAGATCGTTCAGTTCTCGAACAAATACAAGAACAGATGATACATCCATTGGTTGGTACATATAAGCATCATACCATTTAGGTATGGCATTGCGGTACATTTTTTCATAGTCTATTGCTCACATATACTTATTTCATTACAGCAGTATATTCTTTCCCATCAATCGTAACAGTAACTTCTTTTCAAGATAGTGTTGGTTCTTCATCGAATGCGGGTGAAAGACAATGGTGAGGAAAATAAAACCAATCTGATTGATCATCAGTCCAAACTCTATAGTAGCCATTGTGATAGCTATTAACTTCCATAACTTTTCAAACCATAGCTTCTTTTTCTTCAATGTTATTATGTGGATTCGACAACACAAGCACTTTATCGCCTTGCTTGTAAGGTGTAGGTATACGTTGGGTTACTTCTATTGTGCAGTCTTCAAATTCAAGATCATTATGATCTACATATCAATTCTTTATGTATGTAAATATGTCATCATAATATGAAGTTACTGTAATAGATAATCAATTATCATAAGTGACCTTAACCCAATGTCCTGCATCGAGTATGCGTTTAACCTTTTCTATGTTTGTCATACAAATTATTTATTAAGTAAATTAGTAAGGAATTTCATATGGCTATCTTCACTCGTGTCACCACAAAGAAGATAATCTATTGCGTGCGTATATGCATATGCTTTTTTGAGATAAAAGATTGCCTCACGAAATGTTTGGATAGTCTCTTCATTAAAATTATTCGCCCATCATTCTTCATGATGAATACTATTTGTATCGATCTCTTTCTGAATACTATCAATCATATCTTTTAGATAATGATGTTGATAGTCAAAGTGTCATCAGGACATACTACTTTTGATTAAGAATAATAATACACTCACCTCATTGCCAAGTTGTTCACGACTGTGATAGGCATTGTTGTAGCTCGCTTGAGTTGGCTATCTTATCAGATTGATAATGCCACATTAAATTACAGATAGAAAATCAAAATGAAAATGTAGCAAAAGCGATAGCAAATACAGCAAATCAATTATCCATATAGTTAATCTTTAATAATTAAAGTAGCCATTCAATTTCTGGATTTCAAGAATATGATTTATCCCAAATATACCAAGCGTATGCAATAGTTCAAGAGTTCTTCGGCTCTGGCTCTCCATCTGGATACATAGTAACTCTCTTGCAAATAACATATACTTTTTTCAATGGGGTATTCTTAAAAAAATCATATCTATCTGCTGACTCTAGGAACTGTAATTTCAAAAGCATTATAACATTATCAGATAATTCTAAACTTTTTAATATAAAATCTTTTGCACAAAAGTACGGTGGGTTAGTTATGATGGTATCATATTTATCATTACAGTTGAATATATCAATTCATTTCTCTCAATATACTCGTTCATCAGTTCTTATATCTTGTGACTTTACAGAATAACCATACTCTTCTAGAACTTTTGATATAGCTCACGAGCCACTTGCTGGCTCTAATATCGTTCACGATAGTGAAATGCTATCTAGAAGTTTCTTTATTACCCATTGTGGGGTTTGATAAAAATCAATTCAATCAGATTTTTTTCTACCAGAAATTGATATTCAATCCATATAGTTATTCTTTAATAATAAGCGAATCCTTCTCTAACCCCAACTTCTCTTCAACCTCTGCGAGAGTGAGTTCTATTTTCTTGTAACGCCACTCATCATATTTGAGTATCTTCATTCACGTATCTACCAATAGTTTTCATTCATATGAGCATACGAACTTTACTAAAAACCAACTAGAAAGAACACCACGTTCAGTTTTATATCTAGCTTCGATCATTTCACCCTGCTTCGGCATTCCATCGTTGGCGAGTTGCTTAAGGTCGTCGAGAGTGTAGAATGTATCATTGTCAGTAATATAAGTAGAGAACTTTCATCAAAAATCAAATGATAGTCAAGGGTAATATGATCCAGTCCTAGTAACCTCCAAGTATATCTTGTCTCATTCTTTCAAGTGCGATAGTTTATTTGTTGACATAGTATTATTGAAATGAATATTTAGATTTGTTTTTTAACCGTGCGTTGTAACCATGGAATGTACCACCAATTCATCCTGCTCGATCCATTGCTTCTATGTATCTCTCGTGACACCAATCAATCTTTTCTTTCCAAGTCGGGAGTGATTTGTAATAGGCGATTTTATCTTTATGCCAAAAAGAATTGTATTGGCAGTAACCGTAAGCATAGTCTCATACCTTTGGATGATTAACGTCTCAGATAGACTCACTATCCCATCGTGACTCTTGATCTATAGTTAGAATGAAGTCCATATCTTTCCACTTGTTCCAAGCGTAGTTGACACTATCAAGAACTTCTCCATCTCTGAGTAGTACCTCTTTCTTTTTTTCTCAACTAAGAAGCGAAATGAAATTATCTTTCGATCCATACCAATAAGTTAGACTCTCCTTATCAGACTTCGGTCACCATTCTCTGTGTGCTGATACGCTATCAGTCGGGAGTGAGTATCTCTTTTGAATATCACGTGTAAGTTCTACCATTGATTTGGTCTGCGCATCTGTTGGTTTATCATTCCCAACAAAAGCGATCTGAATAAGTCGGTGATTGTTACTACTCCACTTATCTGCTGCTGCAATACATCGCTCGTCACGAGTGTTTGTTATCTCACCATTCTCCTTGATAACATAGTGATAGCCGATATGGTCGATACCAAACTTTCATTCGTGTCATCGTTTGATTGCAGCAAGAGTAGAACCGACTGTATCCGTGTAGTGAAACTCAATACCTTCTACCTTACGATCTCGTACTCAGAGTTCACACTCTAGCGAAAGACTCCTATCTTCAGCGAGGTTTTGTGTTGTGTGTTCGGCAGCTCCTGAACTGGCAGGAGCAACCGTTCAAACAACTACTGACCCGCTACCAAATTCTTTCTCAATCTCACTATCAATATCAATGAGTGGCTTGGTATCTTTCTCAAGACAAGAGAGTTTATAACGAGCTATCTCAATGGCGCTACCTTTATCAAGTGACTCTGTCTCACATACTGACTCTGCTATCTTATTATTCATTTCAATACGAGCATTCGTCTCTTTGAGTTGCTCGATCTTATTCTGTTTCATCTCTTCTCTTGTTGGTGTGCCTGATCAATAAGCCATATATCCAAATGCTCAAATGATTATGAGAGCCATAATTAATAAGCCGATATTTTTATGATTCATATATTTATATTTTTGAATTAAACATTTGTAACAAGTTCATCTTGCCTGTGATTCTCATATCACCGCATGAGTCTTAAGTCTGATTTCTTTGCTTTGAGTAGTGTATCCCTCTTATTTTTTGGATTATCAAGATATACAGTATCTCAATCAATCTTCTTAAGGACGAACTTAGCTCATCTAAACGACCACGATAGGTGATAACACCTACCAATAACAGGATTTATTGGAGTTACAAAGTAGTCATCAAGTTGTACAGGTGTATATTTATTCTTTATCTCTCACGTTTGAGTTTTTCTAAACCACTCCCTTCTTTTATCTTTGATAAGGTTATCAATATATTGCTTTGTTCAAACATTGATTATATCTTCAAGAGAAGCCTGTATTCAAAATGATTTAAGAACTCATAGCAAGCTTTCTGGGGTTCTAAACTTACGCATCAATGCTTTTTCTTGGTTATTGGTTATCATATATTTATATTAAAATATTAGATAGCCTATCAGTACACGTAACCCTATTTACTCCCTGTGCATACTCTCTGAATATTGCAAACACTATATCTCAAATCGTAACATTATCAGCGAGCTTTGTATCAAGACTACCACCGAGAGCGATATAGTTTCTTATAAGTTGTGTCATAAATGTTTTAGTTAATAGTATCTTCCATTTCCTCTATTAGAATATCTGACATATGTTTGATATTACACGAGGTAGAAGCATAGCCATTGTAACCCAACCTGTAACTGTTAGTGTCTGCATAGCAAGCATCTGATACTGAGCTTGTTTGCGTGCCTTTAGTCTTTCAGTAATCATATGCGGTGTCTGTAAAGGATATAAGTTGTCTGTAGCAGGTATGCAAGTGATAAGAAGAGAATGGCGGACGACTGCGATTGCAGGCTCTCCTCTTATCGAGAATGAGAAGATTAGCTACAGAAGCGAACTGATTGCGATAGCAACCCCGTATCTAATCTTTCTCAATTCCTTATCTTGCGTAGCAATTATATTCTATAATATCTATTCTGTCAAAAGAAAATACAAAGAAAGAGAAAGAAATAATAAAGTAAATAAAAAATCTAGTCTGGCACTAGATTACTTTGATTTTTTATCAAGCTTTTTATCTATATAAATTCTCATCATATCGAATAATTGCATACGTGCTTTCCAAGCATTGAGAGTTTTCTTTCACTCAATGGAATCGAGCATATTATCTTGTACTTTTGGCTTGTCTAGGTCCTGCAATGGGAGTGGATAGCCACGATAGGAAATACATGGTATTCATCGCTCCGCCCATTCTTTTCACTTTTTGATAGTAGCCAAATAAATCTTATTCTTTTCATACCATTCTTTCTGATATGCTTTCTGATCGAATCCTGTAGGCTTTGGTCACATCTTCTCCCATTCGCTCCTAGGCTTGCGTGGCTTATTAGTTGTGTGCCATTTTACTCACGCCTTACGCCTTGTCTCTATACGGTTAGGATCGTTTGCTCGTTTCTTGTCCCAGCATGAAGTGCAAAGTCACTTTCATTTGTGTTTAAACGATACTCATAAGCACGCTATACAGTGGTCGTACCTGCAAGCCCACTTATACTTGCCTCATTGAATAAAAAGCGTACCAGTATGTCAAAATGCTTTCATATTTATAATTGTGTATTTTGTTTTGCCCACTTTCTCCACCATTGATAGTCTTTATTCTTCGATAATGGGAGTGGATAATCGTTTGGATACATTTTGTAATATTCTCGCTTTTCTGCCAAAAATTGTTTGGCTTCATCTGGAGTCATTTTTGGTTTTGCTCCTATCTTGATCCAAGAATTATGTTCAGAAAAGTAAAACATTAGTATTTTCAATAAGTATTTATAAGCGAATCCATATCAAGTTTGTCCTCTGTCGGAAGTACAAGTTCTCTCTCTGCAAAGAATTGATAAATATCATTAAGGTACTTTGTAAACCCTTTTACAGAAAGCTCTTTTGTGCTTCATTCGATATTCACATAGTTACGCTTTCAACCTATCTTTACGAGTTTACGCTTTGATAGGAATCTCATCTTCATGAGAGCGTGAATTGCATCTTTATTATTCCCTGTTATTTCTGATACCACTTCCATCCATTTCCAATAGAGAGCATTTTGGAATACTGTACGCTTCACTTCTGGCTTTGGAATCAATCATTTCGCTTGGAGTAATGCAATCATTCTATTACAAGCTTGTTGTAAGTCTTCTCACTCTGAACTAATGTTGTAAGAGTAGCGAATCAATACTTTGTTCATTCAAATCTGAATATCTGCAAAGTATGTTTGATTGTCTATTTTTATGAAGTTAGGAATCATACTAAGATATAGATACAGAATATGGTATTTTTCAGAATCAATATAGTGGATCTCAATTAAAGTTTTCTGCAACAATTGGAAGTTTTGAAATATTTTTGAGATATGAGTCTTTCTTGTCTTGAATTTCATTCATAGATTCTCATTCAATACATATAACGATTGAATTTCATCTATCATTAGGAAACATTTTATATTTCATAAGATATTTTCTATACATATTTATTCAATTACTTCAAATAGCCAAACAGTGATCTGATTCTTTGTTCTCGTATCGAGGAATGCTTTCTTGTAGTCCATAGCAATCTCTTCCATAGTTGGACGGTCTGGTATCCTGTACCCTCGCGGGTAGCGTGGATCTTTTTGTGAGAACTTAATCTGGTTGTATCGGTTGTACTTCGCTATGTTATACTTGCGTACATATCAGCAAAGTATTTTGTATTTTATCGGGTCGTTCAGGATGGTATAGAGGCGGATCATTGTAGTTTGTTTAACACGGTAAATAGTCATCTGAGCATTTGCTCTGAGTTGTTGTAGTTTCAATTTATAACCTTTTGTATTGCTTCTTCAACCTTTGGAATACGTTCAAGGTCTTTCTTTCTCTCAATTGCCTTTCGGGCTGTCTCTACTTTGAGACGTTGAGCGAGAACAGTATGGTATATTTCACGGTTTTCTGCAGAAGCGAAAGGGCTTGGATTGAACATATTTGTATTTGTTAGTTTTTCATTAAAACCACTTTATCCGATAGTGGGAAACGGGCTAAAAAAATAACATCCGTCATTTTGGCAATTACTAGTCAAGTAAATATGTATTTATCGCACGTTGACCAAGTGTACGCTACATACCTTTCGGGCGTGTCGTCGGTAGGGACACTGTCAGTTATACTCGTGCAGGGAGTTCTCAATATGAGAGTGATGGAGGCAAGATTTGACTTGCAGGCAATTATCTGCTGAATTTG